ACTCTGCAAGATGCATTAGATCGTTAGTGAGTTCTAATTGTAGTGACTCAAGTTCCATGATTGTATCACGAACTTGATCGGAGTCAAAAAATCTCATACGACTTGCTCTTTAAGAATTGACTTGTATTTCTCAACATCAATATTTAGGAATGGTTTATATTTCTTTATCTTGAGACTGACGGTTGTCCACACTGGATCTTCGAGTTTCTTGTCAAAGTTCTTCACGTATCCTAGAATGATATCTAAGATTACCATAGTCTCAATAGACAAAGCACCCTGCAGATATTTTTTCAATACCTCAGGGTGTGACTGTCCCTTGATAGAGAACAGTTGTTGAAAGTTTTCTTTACTTACAAAGACTTCTACTTCAGTTTTGAACATGTAACTCATAGTCTGGGATCGTTTCATCCAAGACTTTAAGTTATCCTCACCAGCAGATATGATCTCTCCAATCCACAGTCGGTCAGGGTCATCACATTCAACAAAGTTTGCTAGGAAATACTGTTTGATTTCATCATCTGTCTTCTTACGAGACATACGCTCAAAGAAGTAACGATCTTTACGATTATTATATGCCTGAACAGATGCCCTAGACTTACCAGAGTATTTGAAGTAACTATAACTCTGCTTTGTGAAATGATTTTTGAATGCTAGGTATGTTTTGTATACATCAATCGGTGTCATTTTCAATTTTAATAATCACAATGGAAGTTTTGCTCTCGTAGTCTTCTTCAGGAAGTTAAGTTGAGTAGCATCATACTTAAGTTTTTCCTTCAATGGTTTTGAAATAAGTTTACCAACAGATTCCATCTCGATCTTGTTCTCTTCACAAAACGTGAGGATAGCATCGATGTAATTGAACTTGTAAGTCTTGACTAGACTTTCAACCTCTTGTGCAAACTTTGCTTGGCACAAGAACTTCTCCTTGATCAGGTCATCAACTTGGTTCTCCATGTTCTCCTGTTTTGAATTCGACGAACTTTTTGATGTACTCTGTGAGAAGTTTAATATAGTGACCCTTGTTTGTTTTTTCGTAGACAAAACTTTCTCCATTTTCTGCAACCATAATAGTAACTAATTTTTTAACTGGGATACCAGTCATTTCAAAATACATGCAAGCATAAGCAGTCTCTTGCACGAAATAATTTTCAATCCATTTCTCGGGTTTAATCTTGGCCGAGGTCTTAAAGTCGATGACTGCTAGTTCTCCGTCGTACTCTGCTATGCAGTCTACTCTCCCCGCAAGACCAAGATAGTCACTATACAGTGACTGTTCTATAACATGTATGTTATTTATACGGTCAAGGTTCTCCTTCGCTGAGAGTAGGAGAAACTTAGTAGAGGGGAGCATATCAATGTCCTTGATAGGAACATTCTTAATGTATTGCTCTACAGCATCATGAAACTTTGTACCACGAAATGTAGATTCTCTAAGAATTTTATTTGCTGCATCGTTCCCAACTTTCTTTCTCCAGTTAACGAAGACTTCACGGTTATAGAAACTAGTGACGGAGGTGATAGATGGATACATCTTTCCTGATGGAACTTCGTAAAAACGAGTCCCATCAATCATGGTTGCTTCTAAATCAGTTTCACCTTTTAAATTATCTAGATGGACAAACATTAAATACCGAGTGCAATTTTAGTCATGATGTAGTTACGAACAAATCCAGATCTAACAATATCATTAACGTCGTACTCTACACAAGTAAAGTCATCAGTCATTGCTTGGATGATCTTCATGAAATCAAGGATTCCATTCCGCTCGTTGGTCTTCACTAAATCAGACTGTGCTGCGTCTCCACAGAAAACAATCTTACAGTTTTCACCAACTCTGGTTATTATACTATCAAGTTCATGAAAATTCAAGTTTTGCATCTCGTCAACGATGATAATGCAGTTATCCATGGTCGTTCCACGAATGAATGATGTAGACCAGAATCGAATAGTCTCCTGTGCTTTGAGTGCTCCATAAAGCATCTCAAATTCATTCTCATCCTGCATCTCAAACATATACTTTACCATATTCTTATATGGAATTTGGTAAAGTGCTGCCTTATCATCATGGTCACCTGGAAGGAAACCAATCTCACGAGTAGAAACTAGAGAACGAACCACATACACCTTTTCATAAGGTGTGAATTGATCTAATACGTCTTTAAGTGCAAGGTAGAGTGCGACAAAAGTTTTGCCTGTACCTGCTGCACCATAAGCAAACATGTTTTTGCCTGCGTTATATGCCTCAAAGAACTTTTCTTGGTTATCTGTTAATGGTTTGATGTCAACCATTAAATCAGAATTGATTGGTTTCTTTCTCTTCAGTTGTCTTGAACTCATACTGCCGACTCCAACGCTGGAACCGCCTTTTCTCTTTTTAGCTGGCATACTTAGATTTTTTGAATGTTAGCACCTGGTACTGATTTGACCTTAGATAGAACATCGTTCCATCCAGGATTCTTCTTACGAAGTTTATCCTTCCATTCACCGACTTCACCCGATCCAGGGCAGGTAGATGGATCACTCCAGTCTCTCTTCCAGTCAGGGTTATCTTCACACCACTGAGACCATTCAGTGACACTCATGATTACTTCTTTTTGTTCACCAGTTTCTTTATTAATAATCGGATATGTTGCCAAAATTTTCACCTCAATATAAAATATTTAGATCCATTCTGAAGATCTTTCAGAACATTACAATACCCAGTCCACATCTAAACCTCCAAGTGCTTCGGCGCAAGTTGGAAACTGCTCTACAAAGATTTTTTTACATTCTTTGGCAATGTCCATATGTTCTTTTTGAGTTCCTGATTTTTCTCGGAGTGCAATATATGTGATCCAAGACCTACATGAGCCAGTCATGTAAATTTTGGTGGGTGTGCAGAGAGGAAGCACATTTCTTGCACATTCCTTTGCCACACCACGCTCAAGCATCTGCTGATACAATGCCATGGAGGAGTCAAACAGAGTCTGCATTTGCAGTTCCATGTTCTGAGTTATGAAAGGATCAAGGTCATCAATCGAGTTCTGACGATTCTTTGTATCCTGGCGACGGAGTTCAGGTAGAGGAATCTTGCTACTAAGCAAAGATGAATCTGCATACCGTTGTGAAAATTCTTGGTATGTAAAACTTCTATGACGCAATATCTGAGCCGCAATAGCACGGGTAGTCTCAATCTCTAAGGTCATAGTGGATTGTTCAAACACAGACCAGTGGTTGTGCTTGATACAGTAACGTAAAAGACCAGCGTACTTGTCGTTCTCCTGGTTACTGGGGTTGGAAACTCTAGCGATATACGCCATGGTTTTTTCTGCGTCAGGAGTAACGCTTACTAGTTGTGCTCTCATAGTTCAGTCGGGATAACCATCATCTTCTTCAAAAATCTCATCGTAGTCACCTACAATTGTAGTATTTCTCTCATATGTATATGCTTGTACATCCGAGTGAACCTCAGACTCCAAAGCATCGACAAGAGATTTTAAATTACGTACAATGAGTTTTAGTTTTTGTTTGTCCATAAACTCAATTACAGTATCCATACATTCTACACAAAAAAAGCGTGTCTGTCAAGACACGCTTCGTATATTAATTTAATAGTCTCCTACATATTCGTTTACATACCGATTGAGAATCATCGCACTCAATCAAACAATCAAAATAGTCATCTGCTAAATCCATTTCATCATTAGATTTTTGTCCAGGATGCCTCCAGTCAGCTAATTGGTTACTTGACATAACATTATGCATGGTTTAACCTTTAAGATTTTACAACATTAATATAGAAAAGTTTTCAGATCATAGGATTTTTTTAGTTCTGTACTATTTAGTATAGTTTGTGTTAATTCACTAACATTTGTTAATTCGTTACTTAAATACAAAAAAAGAGAGGATAGTTAATCCTCTCTGTAATGTAAGTTAATGAATCACTTAGTATAAGTACGACCACGATAACAGAATGTACCGTGTGACTCTTTGTTTTCTACACAACGAGTAGAATACTCAACACCACGATATGAAGTGTGAGAAATTTGTGCGTTATGTAGTGCAGATGCTTTGTTGATCTGCTTGCGAATGAGATTAAGTGTGTTCATTGTGTTACTCCTAAAGAAATGGGTTTGTTAAAACGCCGTTCCTTCAGTCGTGTGCGTCCCAGATACACTCAGGTACAGATTCCTTTACGGTCTCTATCAACTCTACCTTAAAAGCATCAGAGATTTTCTCATTTGCTTTCATCTTCAGCATGATTGTATCAGCTTGTTGGCAGGTGAGTGATGAATATAATAAAAATTCAATCATGGGATCAACGCTCCGTTGCGCGACTTACTTGCGTCCGATCTCTCGGATGAACGATAGGTCTATTATAGACCTCATACATTATTTAGTCAAGTAGTTCTGCATTATCGTTTTCTTTTATAAGATTGGATACTACTTTTTCTGTACCATCAATAACTTTAATCTGATACAGGTTGGACTTCATATACTTTTTAATTTTCTTGTACTTCTTCTTGACTTGCTCAATACCATCAAAGTTGATATCAACATTCAGATTATTGTCAGTCATTTCTTTTTCTTTTCTTCTTTCTTGGGTTCACTACCAGGAGCATTCCACATTTTAGGATTAACTGCTCCACCAGATTGACTCATAGTAACAAAGTTATCACGATACTTATCCCAATAATGGTCAAAGATATCTACTTTTTTATTACCAACAACCAGGTCAAACTTATTCAATCCTTCCTTATCTTTATATTCAACAAGGTAACATGTATAAGGAAGAGATTTATCCTTTGCCAATTCAGAATCACAATCCTCTTGTAGGATTTTAATTTTACTCAACTGCGACCTCCCCAGATGATGTCAGGATATGCCTCAGAAACAATCTCCTTAGTAATCTTATACTTCTCTTCCAGTTTCTTGTCCTTTACCAGACACAGAATCTCTGCGTCAAGTGGGTGTAGACCTTCAAGCATCTGAATGAACATGGTCTCTCTACGAAGAGACTTCAGTTGGTCGTTACCACCCTTACAAAAGTTATAGAACCTCTGATACTCCTTACGGATAGTGGTTCTACCTTTCTTCATGTCACCAAGTCCCATGGAATCATCCTGATTATATTCCATAGTACCAACTGCCTGAGCAATCTTGGTGCTGAGTGTACCTGTAGTAATCTGTTCATCCCTCATGCTGGAGTAAGGAACTTCACCGGGGGGAAGAAGGGAGATTACACTCTCATCAAAGTTCCAAATGAATAGTGCTTTGAGAGAATCATGTACATGCTTCCTAAGAACTTCTATCTTCTTTGCTTTTGTCTTCTGTTTATTAACGAGAGCAAAAACTTCAAATGTAAAAGGATTAGGTGGCAGTTCCAATGTTACTGGTGCTGCCTTTGTTCTAGGAGTAGACGCTTTTTTAACCGTCGTCTTCCTCGTCGTTGTCTTGGGTTTCGTAGTCATTTTCAAATCGTACTGCTAAAATTTCATCTGGTAATACATTACCGTATTCATCCAACATTTCTGGATGGATATATGGCATGTTCTGTCGCTCAAACAGGTCTCTTGTAAGGTATCCAACTACTGCCCCAATAATGAGGAATTGAATTGTTACAAGAGAGAAGAGAGTTATAGTTGCGGCAGTCATAGTCCTTCTCCGAGAGATTTCTTTTTAATTAGTAATGATAACTCAAAACTGAAATGAATCTCTCGTCCAAAAAGAGAGACCATCTTGGCAAACTTAATAAAGTTGCCTTTCCGAGGTTTACGTCTCCCTCCCATTAGTAATTCTACACCTTTATTTATTGATAAGTCAGAGAACTTTTTCTTCCCTGAGTAACTTGATCGTTTCACTACATCCTCCAATCTTTTTTTGATCCGCTAGGATTTGAGGAAATGATGTACCTTGTCCGAATTCAGTATAGAATTCATGGGCGGTAAAGTCTCTTCCAAGTTTATATTCTACAAACTTTTGTTCGGTCAGTGTGAGAACTTGAACGATCTTATCACAGTATGGACATCCTGGTTTTGAATATACAATGAAGTTCATTTCTGTACTCCTTTCCAATCGTTCTCAAAGATTGCCATTCCCATATCTGTAAGAATGTGGTCATACATCTGCTCAAAGATTTGAGGGGGCATAGTAACTACACTTGCACCGTTATAATAGGAACGCACCACTCTTTGCACACTGCGAATAGATGCAGAAAGGACTTGAGTTGGAGCACCATGAATACGATATAATTCTGAGATAGAACGAACTACCTCTAAACCTGCTACTGACTGGTCATCCAGGCGTCCCACGAAGGGTGAGACATAGAATGCACCAGCACGGGCAGCAAGGATTGCCTGAGCAGCAGAAAAGATCAGGGTAACGTTCACACGGATATTGTTGTATGCTAGTTGCCTGCATGCTTCAATACCATCACGAGTCATAGGAACCTTGACAGTGCAAGGGAATCCAAATGTTTCAAACAGACGACGACCTTCTGCAATCATCTCATCAGCATTACCCATCACTTCCATACTGATATCATTAATACCCATGTCCTTGATTTCTTTATAGACATCATCAGGGTTCCGACCACTCTTCATAATCAAAGTAGGGTTGGTGGTAATGCCATCAATCAATCCAGTATCATTATATTTACGGATTAGTTCTGTATCTGCGGTATCCAGAAAAATCTTCATTTGAGTCTGTTTAGAAATTCTCTCTCGTCATTATATAGAAAATTCATATCTTTGTCAAGAAAGAATTCAATTCCTATCATAACTTCCGGCAGTAACCATTCATGGACAGGCATACACGCCTCCCAGTTGACTGGTTGAATACAATTCATAACTACCACTGACCAAAAGGCAGCAGCATAATTAATAATACTAGTCATCTTGTTTGACTTCTCCAATAACCCATGATCTCATACCATAAGGTGTGTCAGAAATCAAGGTCCGAGTTAATTCCGCTACATCTGGTGGCACAACTATACAGAATCCAATACCAAGATTGAATACATTACGCATCTCTTCCTCACTAATGTCTCCTGCCTCCTGAATCTTATTAAATAATTCAGGTCGTTCCCAAGCATTATAGTCAACATCAACTGTAAGACCCTTTGGAAGGCATCGTGGGAGGTTCTCAGGAAGTCCCCCGCCAGTGATGTGTGCCATGCCTAGGATAGGAACCTCGTCCAACAGGTGCTGGATCAGACGAGCATAGATGGTAGTTGGAACCAGCAGTTCAGGCATCTCTTTATAGTAGATGTAATTTCTCCACAGCATATCATTGACCAGTGTGTATCCATTACTATGAAGACCACTACTCTCAATACCTATGACTACATCACCAGGTCTGATGTTACTGCCATCAACAACGTCATTCTTTTCTACAATACCAGTACAGAAACCAGCAAGGTCATAGTCATTTGCTCTGTAATGTTCTGCTGTTTCTCCTCCTAGAAGTTCCATTCCTGCCATTGTGCAACCAACATTAATCCCATACACAATGTCACTCACATTAGCATCAAGTGATTTAGTGGAGATATAGTCTAGAAAATATAATGGTTTAGCACCAGAACATATAACGTCATTGACGCACATAGCAACCAGATCCTGACCAATAGTGGTGTAATCATTGGCAATCCTACAGATATTAATTTTAGTTCCTACACCATCAGCACCAGATACCAGCACAGGTTTCTCATATCCTGATGGGATCTCCATCATTCCATTGAACCCACCAACACTAGGTGCTAATGCTTTTATATACTCAACAAAGGATCTACCTTTGAT